TCATATAGAGCCAGAAGAAAATTCTATAAGAGTAAGATACAGAATAGATGGAGAGCTTGTAACTGCTGCAACAATAGAAAAAGATAAGCAAGCACAATTAATAGGAAGATCTATATTCCTCGTCTGCAATTCAAAGGGGTTAAGCCATCTTCTAATATTGCACTCATTCAACAGGAAAAAGTAAATGACAGTGTCTATATCTGAAAATTTCTTAACACGATAGGCTTCCCAAAAACGGTTTATTAAATCTATGTAGGTCATCGGTAAAGTGGGTACTTGTTTAGAGCCTCTTCAATATATGGCGCCGGGGACACTCTGAGGTATCGGCACACGGCGGTTATGAACTCTATTATACCCTGGCAAACGACATACACGCTGCCGTTTCGCTCTACTAATTCTTGCCACGATTTCTGATCGTCGGACTGGGTGCCGGCACGGGAACCTTTGCGCTTGGGAACTTTCATCTCAATGCAGAGGCTTGCCTTGCCGCCCGATGGGAATAAGAGAATGAGGTCGGCAACTCCTTTGACCTGACCCTCATAGACCATAGTTGCCCCGGCACGGCCGCCACGCCATCCTCCATTAGGAACAGAGAAAAGCAGACGGTCAACCTTGGGGAATGTCATACGGAACCAGCAGACACAAGTGTGCTGTATCTTGGCTTCCGAATAGTCCTTCTCCGCTTCTAAGATTTCTTTTTCTGTCATGGTTTGAGGTGTTCTGTGTGCCGGTCGCACTCGTTTAACTGTTTTACAATCTGTTTGACCCGTTCTAAGTTGCCATCCCGATTGTCAAATACGGCGATACTCTCAAGCTGTGGCCCGAACAAGCCGATGCAGTTTTTGAGGATATAGATTTTCTCGCCAATGATTTTTTGACGGAATGCTCGTTTCATAACTCATCTTTGAACAGGTTCATAGTGATGTTGACAATATCCTCCTCTATCTGAGTAGTGGTGCCGGTCACTCCGTTGGCGATGTCCTTTTTGGTCTGAATGATTTTATACATCTTCTCGTCGATGGTCTTGTCGCCAAGGAAGTAATAGCAGTTGACCGCATTTTTCTGACCGTTACGGTGGGCGCGGTCCTCGGCTTGCTCACAGTCGCTGTAAGTCCAGGGAAACTCAATAAAGCCTACTCGGCTGGCGGCTGTTAGGGTTAAGCCCGTACCGCCGGAGCGATAGTTGAGAATAATGAGCTTGCATTCGGGGTCGTTCTGGAACTTGTCAACGGCGGCCTGCTTCTGAGTGGTGTTCTCGCTACCCGTTACACAGACAGCATCGGGGAACTCTTGTTTGAGAGCTGCCACTACATCTTTCAGGAAAGCGAACATGATCAACTTTTCGCCGCCGTCGATGATGTCGTGAATGAAGTCCGATACGGCCTTGATTTTGCCGTGGGCCGCTATCTGTTTGAGGATACCGATTTGCACCATGACTTGACCGCGCATGGCCCTCATCAGCTTGTCATCGGAAGCGTTCTTGTACTGCCTCAGATAGCCGAGCAGATTGCGCTCTGCATCGGTGTACTCCTTGCGGTTCGTGATGTCGCAGGTGATGTACTGGCGCGTCTTGTCGGGAAGCTGTGTCAATACCTTCTGCTTTTCACGCCTAAAGAAGCAGCACATCCACAGACGGTAGTTCAACTCACGCAGATTGGAGGATTGCTTGGGTCCGTCGCAGAAGCGTCTCATAAATTGCTGATAGCCGCCGAAGTCCTCAAGACGGTCAAGGATTTTGAGCTGTTGCACGAGGTCTGTATTGTTATTTACTACCGGGGTGCCGGTTAACTCAAATATCCATTTCTTACCCTTGCAGATACCCTCGACATATTTTGCCTGCTGAGTCTTGCTACATTTGCACTTGTGGCTCTCGTCAATGATGATGCACTTAAAGAGATTGATGCGCTCGTCAAAGTGAATGGAGCGGAGGCTGATGCGCTTGGTGGCCGTTACTTTCGTGACGAAGAACTTTTTGAGGCTCTCGTAGTTGGTAATGAACACCGGGCATATAGACTCTCCGTCCGGCTTCCTCAATTCGTAGAAGCGGTGCCAGTCTGCTTTATTGTGGTCGTCGAGAATGATTGCATCAATGCCAGCGAATTTCTTGAACTCACGTTGCCAGTTTACTTTCAGAGCTGCCGGGCAGATGACAAGTACAGGGAAGGTGTCGCCATATTTGGCCGCCTCGTTGTGCGCCTTGACAACCGTGCAGATGGCTTGGAGCGTTTTACCAAGTCCGGGCTGATCGCCAAAGATGCAACGCTGATGGTCCAAAGCATAGCGTACACCCTCCAACTGATACTCATAAGGGTTCAGGAGCATATAATGGTCGCCGGTGAAAGGTTTCATCGGCGGTATCTCGAAGATGACATCGCTCGCTTCCTTACGCCTCTGAACAGACATGCAGTAGCGGTTTTTGACGGCCCACCCTGCAAAAGCCTCAACATACCACCGAGCATCAAAGCCCGGCGGATAGAACGGACTCTCCTTGTTGACAATCCAAACGCGGTCGCCATTATCCCATTTGGGGCGGCTGGGTATGCGCTTGATAACATCTATGAGGCGAGGATTGTAGTCAAAGGAGAGTCGGAATGTGCCGGGTGTCTCGGTAACGTATATTGGGTTCATGCTTTATGCAGGTATCTCTTCGGGAATAGCTACATCGACTGTGGCTCCGGCCTCGCCGAATGGGTCTTCCGTATTGCCGGATGTGTCGTCCTGATTGAAGTCCAGCACGCCGTCGGTGTCATACTTGCGGTCGAGTATATACTGCTCGACCTCGTAGAGAAAAGCCTGCACGGCCATGTCGAACTCATCGCCGTGGTCCAGGGACTCATCGCCGAGGTCAACGCCGGGCGAGCATAGGTTCAGCACCTTTCGCGTCATGAGGATACGCTTGCCGCTCATCACGATGAACGGCGCGGAGTCATCTCCGCCCTTGCTCACGGCCGACACTGAAATCTGCTTGAGCAATTCATTGTTGGCCTCTCCGTTGAGGTCAGACCAATTTATGGAGTCTGCCTCCTTCTGCTCTGTCAGTGCCGCGAAGAATGGCACCAACTCCTGAAGGCGACTGCGCAGATCAGCATGGGCGCGGTGATTGCCTTTAATGGTAATCTCGTTGCCGTCCTGGTCGATGTAAGTCGCCTCTACACTGCCGCCCTTGGTAAGTTTGGCTTTCTTGATTTTTAATTCCATTGTGTTTGTTTTGAGGTGAAAAAATATCGGACGGCATTTGGCGCCGCCCGATTTATCGGTTCTTGTATTCGTTAATGAAGTCTTGGTAATGCCTGTCCGCCGGCAATGGGAGGTTTATCCCGAACTCCGTGGCGGCATCGGCTTGTATCTTGTTGAGGTAGTCGGTCATCTGGAGCGTGTTCAGGTCGGTAGTGCTGCCTATCACATGAACCCATCGGCCTCTGACAACTACATCACGTCCAAGGAACTTCGCCTTGTAATAGTCGTGGATGTCATCTTTCGGGGTCCCGGTCGCTTCTTCCATGCACTTGAACCACATCCACATCAGCGAGTTCTGCGGAATAGTCCGTGGCTGTGTCTTACGGACTATCTTGACCGTGTAGGTGCCGTTCTGGAGAAGTGAGCAGAGGTAGTCAAAGGACTTATCCATGCTCACCTCTCCGTTACACTTGGTGAGAGTGGCTTCAGGCATTGGTCTCGAATGGCAGGCCGCTCACGCCGAGATTTTGTGGCGCACCGCCACCGGCAGGATATTGACCGGGGAATGGCGCGGCTTGCGGGGCGGCAGGTTGCGGATATGACGGCTGTTGCGGATAGGCAGGTTGCTGAGGGTAACTCGGCTGTTGAGCGTAGCCCTGCTGAGGATAGGAGGGCTGTTGAGGATAAGCACCATATCCGGGCGCGGGCGCAGGCTGGGGCGCATATCCTTGCTGAGGCTGTTGGCTGTAACACTGCTGAGGCTGTTCCTGATAGGGAGTAATGCCGAGGCCCTTGATAGACGTGAACACTCGGCCGTTGTACTCTCGGCCATTGACGCAGGCATCGACGTTGACACGTTGGCCCGGCTGGAAATTGTCAAGGAGGCTCATCTTATCGCCGGTGAACTCCACTAATACATAGTTGGGGTGTACTACGCCATCGCGGTCGGCCCACGAGTCGTCTATGATAAGCTCTCGCTTTCTGAAGGGATCGCCTCCGTTTTTGGAGGGTATCTCTTGCACTTGGGAGATTGAATAAATGATTGCACCTCCCGGAATTTGTAATTTAATCATCGCTGTTATCTTTTAGTTTTATTGAGAATGAGCCTTTGACTGGCTTCTTTGTGAAGTATTGGGCGGCCAGTTCGGGATGTTCCTTCTCGAACTTCTTGGTGTCGAATGTACGACGCTCCGTGTCCGCTCCGAGAGTTGTCTTGAACAGGCCGCTATCCCAACTTCTGAGACCTCGCTTCTCCATCGCTTCTCTCATTAATGGCTTCACTCGGTCAAGTTCGGAGTCTATGTGCTGTTTCTGCTTGAGCAGCTTCGTCACATAGGCTATCATGTCTTCCGGCATGATGCTCTCGGCGTCGGCTGTGGGCCGCTGTCCGAGTTGAGGGTGCAGAAGTTTGCGGTCGGGATGTTCATAGACGATAGAGCCGTCAAAGGACTCATACCACACCGCTTTCAGCAGTTCAAGAACGAGTTCGTCGGGCTTGCGGTCGATTACCCAAAATGCGTCCTCGTCTTTACGGAGCCAGTTGGCGCATAGGCCCTCTACTTTCAGTCCGGGGTTCTGTCTCTCAAACAGCACCGCATATACGGAGAGCTGCCATGAGAGATATTCTTTCAGACCGTCAGCGTGATTGGCAAAGTAGTTAGGCAATCCGTAGCCGTCAAGCGGATAGTAGTTGAGGTTGTTGGTCTTGGTGTCGGCCAACCAAATGCCGCCGGTGCTCTCGCGGAGCCATACGTTGTCTATCTGAGAGGCGTATTGGAAATTGTCGCTGACTGTGTACTCGTTGGCAAGAGGTATGAACCCCTGACGGTGGCGGATGTAACTTTCAAGTTCACGGCTCACATCCCAATCTTCATCGCCGAAGGTGTTGGGGTATGTGGTTTCCTTGATGCCGAGGTCATCGTACAGCTCAATGGCTTTGTGGACGGATGAACCATACTGGCCGGCCCTGGGGATTGCGGTGTTCTTTACGAAATCGCTTGCATCGGGATAGACGCCCAATTCAAGAACTGAATGAATAAGTCCGGTAATGCCCATCAGTCGCTTATCGCCGAGGGCATACCGGTGGAGCTCCTCGTTGAACTCCACCGGGCTTTTAATCAGTTCTACGCTCATTGATTTTGAATTGAGTGAGATTTGGCACTTACGGCCTGATAGAACTCGGTGCCTTTGGTACAGAGGGCCGGAACTGCTTTGTTCCACTTCTGCCACAGAGCGTTGATATGCTCTGCCGTGGTGCATCGGCCAAGTTCCTCAAGAGCCTCTTTGAGTTGGTCGCCGGTGAACGTGGCGGCAGGTTGCTGAGAGTGCTGGCCTCTGTCCTTGAACTCGGCCTGATTGCCGCAGGCGAGGTTGGCATCATCGTCGGTGTCGGCTACGATGCCGAGGATAGCGCAGTAGGAGTAACGCTTCAGGTAGGTAATGGCGGAGCCATAAGCCTGATAGTCGGTTGTCTGATTGGGAAGCATCAGTTCGCTCTTGAACCACTGGCCGCTCTTGTGCGAGAGGATGGTAACGAGTTTGCCGTCGCTGATGAGCTGACAGACGGAGAGGCCGTTGGATTTGAGGGCCGGGGTAGCGGCTTTCACGCACGCGCAGAGGTCTGCGTACTTGAACGAGTAGGAGCCGCCAGTCTTGGTCTTGACCTTAACCTCTTTTTCGAGTTTGGGCTGCTCGACACTGCCCTGAAAGGCAGATAGAGCTGCGCTGATTTCGTTGATACTCTCGCTCATGTAGGAGACGAGTTTGGGAGTTGTTTCTTCCATTTTGAATGGGTTTTATTGGTTTGACTTATATTTCATTTCACCTGTAAAGTTAAGGCAGATTGGCGAGAGGTGCAAACAGATTAAACACCATTTTATCAAGATTTTACGCCTTAACATTTACTGACATTTGACCCCGAGGTTAGGGGCGTAGAAGTTGAAATTCTTACGCTCAACATCGGCATCTTCGGGATACCATTCGGCGCTGGCCACCCACTCTTCATAGCACTTCTTACAGTACCAATGATTGAGGACCGCGATATAGCACCCCTTGTCCGAGGGATAATAGGGTTGTCCGCACCAGTCGCAGATGCAGATGTCGGAGCCGACGGCATCCATCAGTTCACCGGCGGTACATTCGATGACGAGGAATTTGCCTGCTTCAATTTGTTTAGCCATTTTGTCTGAAGTATTTAATAATTATGTTTGACAATCTGATTACCTTGCGGCACAACTCCTCATCGAACATTCCGATGTGAGTTTGCTCCTTGGGTAATTGGAACGCGGTTGACAAAACCTCATAAGCCGCCGTCCGTGGCAAATAGCCCTCTTTCCAAAGAGGGTCAAACGCCTCGTGCGCCTGATGCTTCAGTTGTCGGAGTTCCTTATTGGCAACTCGGCCGAGGGCTTTGTCTGAGTTCTTGTGGCATCCGACCCATGCGCCGCACGGCTCACAGATGTAGCACTTAATCCCATAGGACCGTCCATAGATTTGTGAGTCGTCAACGAGTTTAGTTGGAGCTCCACAATACGGGCAACTCCAGCCGAGAAGCACAAGCGGATCATCTTTCAATGTCATTTTTGAGGTTGTCTATCGCGGCGTTCAAGGCATCCTGAAACTCTTCGAGATGTTCGGGGTGCAGGAATATACGTTGCCTCTTTTTTGGGCCTTTGGAGCGGTCTGTCGGCACTTCCGAGATAACGATATAAGGAGAGCTGTTGCTGTCCTTGTGGGTGTCAATGTAGTAGATGCGAGTTCCACCGCTGACACGCTTTGAGAATGTCGGTTTATTCATTTTGATGATGTGTTGATGATGAGAGGAACGGACAGGAGTCGAACCTGCGAAGCGTTTCCGCATCGCGGCAATGGTCTGCCGCGTCACCTTGGCCACTTGGTTGTACCGTTCCAGATTAGCCGAAATAACCCGTCCGGCCATCGGGATTGATTGATTGACGCTGTGAGCCCTCACGGGCGTTTTCAAAGGCATCACTATGTGGTTAATAACAGCGACCCTCTCGGGCTAATATATTGTTATCTTTTTTTCTTTCTGGTATTCCGACAATGCCTCAAAACTTGGGCGGCATTACAAAACCATTTACCGTTCTGAGTCTCGCTTGGCTTATTGGCATCTATCTCTCCGGCGGCGATGAGGTCTGTGAGCCTCTTTTCACCGCCGACAATGTGCATGGCATCCTTCTTTCCGAAAGTAAAGTCAGACATTATGGTGAGAATATTCTCCAATAATATGGCCGAGGGATCGACAGCTTTAACTTGACATCTTCCCATAGGCTACTTGACTCTTACGACATAGACGCACTTGTCTTCCATGTCGGTACTGGTTATCCACTTCTTACCCGTCTTTACACGTTCATTAAGCATGGAGGCACTTGGCGTGTTCCGGACGGTATTCGGATTGTAGGTAAGCATGGGAAAAGAGATGACTTCACCTACATTCAAGTTGCGGAACTCCTCCGCAACGCCTCCGCTGGCGGTTCTTATTGTTTTCTCCATATATTTGTTTTGAAATTGATTGGGAGCGGTAATCGGCTTTGCTCCGATGACCTTCAGGAGATTGTCCTGACGCTCTACTGACTGAGCTATACCGCTCTGATATATTGGCCGGTCGTTTCGCCATAAAATCATAGCAGCTTACTCCGACCGGGGATAATTGTTAGCACTCGGTCCATTTACCACGGGCGGACACGACTCAACCCGCCATCCGTCATTTGTCGGCATAAGCTCGGATGGTTCTTTCTTACCGTAGCACCGACCCGTCTCAAAGTGCCTTTCGCCTCTCGGCATACTCGGCGGCTTCTTTATCGGCTACTACTCATCGCTGACTTTTCCGGCGGTCTCCCGTCCGACAGTCTCAGCGGAATCTACAATACGTCAAGGTACTCTTCTTTGGTTGTGGGAGCGGCAGGACTCGAACCTGCAACCACTCGTTTAGTTTGCGAGCCTCTATCCGATTGAGGTTATCTACACTCCCGTTTTCAACCCCTTTCGGGGCCGGGGCTCTCTTGCCCCTCGGCATTGCTCACTCTTGAGCGCCGTTATTGGTTGGTTTGACTTGGCGGAGGTTACTTCTCAGGGAAGATTGAGTTCACAAGTACCGCTATCGCCTGAATTTGGCTCTTGACCCTATCGGTCTTTTCAGTGGTTTCATGGTACCATTTCTGATACATGTCGCGGTCCTTCTTTGCGGAGTCACACTGCTTGGTGATGCTCTCAAGGACGCTTTCGTGGGCCTCAATCATGGATTGCTTCTCGCCAATCATGCGGTAGATGATTTTGCGGAGGGTGTCAGCGTCGGTGGTCTCGCTGTCAATCACATCGCGGAGGTTGTCATCATCAACCTCAATCTGATTGATGTGGAAGTCGAGGCCGTTGTCGTCGATGAATTTGCCGACTTCCTTGGTGGCGTTCTCGGAGATTACGATGGTGAGGAGTCCGGGGTGCAGGGTTACGGTCGCAGGGATTGTAGATGCGTAGGCGGCGAGGCTGTTGTAAGAGTCCTCGTTGAGGGCCTTGTACTGGTAAGGGGTGTTAAGTTCCATTGTGTTTTGGTTTTATTGGTTTGACTTGGGAGGATTATGCTTCAAAGAAGCGGGCAACGTAGCCATCGAGTGTTTCTGCTACTGCCGCCTGAGCGACAGAGATGGTTGAACCATCATCAAGGTTGCCCTTGGAGTACTGATAGTAGGCATGGTAACGGATGAGGTTCTCAGCCCTCTTAATGTCTCGCTCCATTACCACTGCCTTGATGCGGTTGAGGTAGTTGATGACAAAGGCATTGAGACCGTAGCGAAGATTTGCCTCTTTGAACTCTTCGGGGGTTGCATTTAATTTTTCAAGAGTATGCATGGCTGAATTAGCCACGTTCTCATGTTTTGCGATGTCCTGACTGATAGCGTCGAGGAGCGCATTGATTTTGGTCGCTGTTGTGTCCATATTGAGTTGAATTAATTAGTCCGAGATTTCGTCAAGAGTTTCAGTGGTCACATACCACTCGTAGCGGCATTCGCTCAACTGCTCGTCGGTGAGGGAGCAACAATGCTTAGTGGCGTAGAAAAAGAGAGCTTGGATATGCTTTCCGTTTTCGTCCTCAATGGTGCCAAAGGAGCGGTCGCGCTTCTTGAAGCCGAGTTTCTTAATCTCACTCCACGGAGCCAGGAGAGCCTGACGATGGCTACCCCAAATGGGAGCGCTGATTTCTTTTCCGTTGAATTTCGCTGTCATAGCTTGTCGTTTTATTTCGGTTTAGTCGCTGTTATCTCAATCAAAATCGTTATCTTTGCGGTATTGATTGATTGATGCTGCAAAGGTAATCTCATTTGAGATTATATGCAAGCAAAGAACTGATTTTATAATCTCATTTAGGATTTTTTAACAAATGGTATCACGAATCAAGCAACTTATCACACGAATGGGAGCCTCCACTCGTGCGTTTGCACTCAGATGCGGACTCAGACAAAATACTCTGAGCAATCAGCTTAACGGCATGCGAGAATTGTCGCTTCAAACAGTTGCGGCCATACTCGAAATGAACCCTCAAGTATCAGCGGAATGGCTGATGCGCGGAACAGGTGAGATGTTCAATAGCGAGCAGCAAAACTCGGCAGAGCTGGAGCGCATCAACAAACTCGTTGACACAATAGCAACCCTTCAGGATACAATCAACTTGAAAAACGAAACAATCGCGATCCTCACGGAACGCAACAAACAACTCGAAGCACAACTCTCAACGAAATAA